ATCGAATTCCACAACGGCAAGTTCGTCGCTCTCGATACCTCCGGCAACGTGATTGCCTCGGCTTCGTCCAAGTACTACCTCAAGCAGAAGCTTGCTAAGACTCCTGCTGTGGCTTCGGCTGTGACGCCGGTTTCGGCTGTCGCTTCGGTAATCAACCCCGCTCTCGAATTCGCAATTGCCAAGCGATTTGACTTCGTACGTCGCTACGTGCGTATGGTTGCGAAGAAGAAGACTGCTTCGGCAATCATCACTGGTGACGGCGGTCTTGGCAAGAGCCATACTGTGATCCAAGCGATCCGCGATGCTGGGTTGAAGGAGATTCGTGCGTTCGAGGCCGATGAGGCTGTGTCTTCGTCGAATGTGTACACCGTTGTGAAGGGTTACAGCACTGCTAAGGGGCTGTTCCGTACGCTGCACGATTTCCGTAACGCGATCATTGTGTTCGATGACTGCGATTCGATCCTGAAGGATCCGGATGCTGTGAACCTGCTGAAGGGTGCTCTTGACAGCTACGACGAGCGTGTGATCTCGTGGAATGCTGACCGTCTTGATCCGGAACTCGATCGTTCATTCCGCTTCACTGGTGGCATCATCTTCATCAGCAATCGTGCAATGCACACGATCGACCAAGCTCTGCGTACGCGCGCGATGTGTGTCGATGTGTCGATGACACTTGACCAAAAGATCGAGCGGATGGAGATGATCATGTCGGATTCGGATTTCCTCCCGCAAGTTCCGATGCCGATGAAGCGTGATGCTTTGTCGTTGATCGCTGCAAACAAGACGGTTGCACGTGAAGTGTCGCTCCGCACGCTGATCGCTGTGACGAAGATTCGTGCTGAGGGCGATCAGGACTGGGAAGATATGGCTCGCTACAGCTTGATCGCTGGATGATCGTGTGGGAGAGATAAATAGTTCTCTCCCACTAATACTCCTACCTACCATGATCAGCTTCATCGAATATCTAAACAGTCCTCTACTGACTGAGCGTGTTCTCTCTATTGGTATCAATCCCGAGCACGAGAAGTTTCGCGAAAAGCATCGTCAACAGATCCATGACATGATCCGCGACTCGTACAAGAAGATTGATGGGTACGCTGGTCACAAGTCAGGTTCCGACGAAGAATCAAAAGCAATTCATTCCGACATCTCTTCATCGTTGATCAAAGCAACTGTACGTGATGGCAAGGTGTCTGCTGTTAACTTATACAAGAAACAGCACGGTCGCAAGTCGATTGCTATCGCTACAGATGGTACAGATCAAGGAAAGAAGGATCTTCTGAAGAACAAGCTCGAAGATCACGAACAAAAGCGTGCGTGGGGCGAAGTGTCCAAGGCTCCGGAACACATTGCCAAGAAGATGGGCGTGCCAGTGATTCCTGTAGAGCGGATGAAAAAGCTTACCGGCAAGGAGCTGGAGCCTGTTGGAGATGAGGGACACTATAGGCGAAAGATTGGTAGCGAGTACCATACAAAAATTGGCGTTGGACATCCTAAAGACAATTGAAAGACAAATATATCATGAAGAAGCTGGTTGTGTATTTCCATGGTTTCGGGTCATCTCCGAACAGCCCGAAGGTTGACAGGCTTCGCGAAGAGTTTGACACTCTTGCTGTGAACATCGACATTGATCCAGATGTTGCGTATTGGAAGGTAATGGGAGAAATCGATCACTTCCTACTCGACTACACGGATGAGGATATTGAGCTGATCTTCGTGGGAACGTCGTTGGGTGGCTGGTGGGCTTCATGCCTCGCAGAAGTGTATGATTGCTTGGCAGTTGTGATTAATCCTTCTACGAATCCGTCAAACACTCTACCCAAGCTCGATCCGTCGATCGCTGAGTTAGCAAGTAAGTATGAACCGATTACTATTCCAAGATGTGCAACATACTTTATCGCTAAGGATGATGAAGTAATTGATAACTCAAAGTTTATTGACTACATTGTTTCTGAGGTTGGTGATAGCAATAAGCAGATGTATGTTTACGACGATGGTGGCCACAGGTTTGCTGGTGAATACTTCGAACGTGTGATCAACTACATCAAGAGCCTGTAATCTGTACGGACTCTATTAACGCCCGGCATGCCGGGCGTTGTTTTTTATTCGCTGATGCGCTATGATGGACGCATCAGTTAGGAATTCACTCATGAACATCAACGCCCTCCTCGACTACATCGCATCCGATGCCGGTCGGATCTTCAAGACCGAAGCTCTTGCAGCTCACAAGAACAACAACGTCCTGAAGCGTGTTGTGTTTCTTGCTCTTGATCCCTTCACGCAGTTTCACATTCGCAAGATTCCTGCATACGTGCCAGCAAAGGCTAACCAAGCTGACAGTTTGGATTCGGTGTTGGACAGCCTCAGTGCACTATCAACTCGTGCTGTGACCGGTAACGCAGCCATTGAGTTCTTGGCCAAGTTGTTGAGTTCTCTTACTGCCGATGATGCTAAGGTTCTGGAGCGAGTGATCTCTAAGGATCTTCGCTGCGGTGTTAGCGAAGCGACGGCCAATGCCGTGTGGCCGAACCTGATCCACGAATTCCCGTGCATGCTTGCATCTGCGTATGACCAGAAGCTCGTCGAGAAGGTGAAGTTCCCTGCCTACGTCCAGCTCAAGCTGGACGGGATGCGTTTCAATGCTATCGTCCGCGGCGGCGTTGTTGAATTTCGCAGCCGGAACGGTAAGATCATCGATATCGCAGATCCGATGTTTGCTCTGCCGTTCATCGTGATGGCTGGCGATCAGGATGTTGTGTTTGACGGCGAACTGCTTGTTCGTGGCAGTGATGGTCAAGTTCTTGACCGGAAGACTGGCAACGGAATCCTCAACAAGGCCGTCAAGGGGACTCAATCGCGCGCAGAAGGTGAGAAGGTCTGTGCTACGCTGTGGGATATCATTCCCCTGACCGAATTCGAAGACGGTGTGTGTCGTACTAAGTATGAGTCGCGCTTGTCTATGCTCCGGGGGATGATTGCTCGTAGCCGTGACACTGCACGGATCCATCTGGTTCCGTCGAAGGAGGTGAATTCTCTGGACGAGGCTCGCGTGTTGTTTGAGTCGTACCTGGCTGAAGGTCAAGAGGGTATCATCCTGAAGACGAAGGACATGATCTGGGAGAACAAGCGGTCCAAGAATCAAATCAAGTTCAAGGGGGAGCTCGAGTGCGACCTCCGTGTGGTTGGTTGGGTCGAAGGGACTGGCAAGAATGTCGGCCGGCTGGGCGCACTTGTACTCGAGTCCGCAGATGGAATCGTTCAGACCAACGTTGGAACTGGTTTCACTGACAATGATCGTGATACGCTGACGCGCGAGAACACTGTCGGCAAGATTGTTGCGATCAAGTACAATGCTCGAATCATCGACAAGAAGACGGGCGTTGCTAGCCTGTTTCTTCCTGTCTTTCAAGAGGTCCGTCTCGACAAGACGGAAGCTGATACGTCGCAAATGATCAAGTGAGGTTTAGATGATTGCTACTCGTCAACGAGAAAAATTTGATATCAACAACGCTCTTCATCTACAATACGTCCGGGACTTCATTACCAACAACAAGTGGGGTCCTAATGGTTGTCCATTCGAGCTGGAACGTCCGTGGCGATCCGTGCCCACGATGATTAGTGATCGACTAGTTGCAAAGTTTCTTGGATTGACGTACACACAAGGAGAGAACAAATTTACACTAACGTATACCAAAGAGGCAACAAGCTCTATGTGAGATCCGTTGAGGATGGTCAGCGCCGCCGTGATGTAATTGACTTTGATCCAACGCTATGGATCGAACGACCCGTCAAGCAGACTCCCAGTACTTCGAAGAAGTGGCAGACGCTTGACGGGCGTACTGTCTTCCCGTTCCAGGCAGGATCGATCAATGACACGAAAGACTTTGTTGATCGATACAGCGACGTCCATGGGATGGCAATCTACCAGTCTCCTGGGCACGCATACCAGTACATAGCTGACACATACGCCGGCGAGATTATCTTTGACCCAGCAGATGTCTTCGTCGCGACAGTTGACATCGAGACAGAGACTGAGAATGGATTCCCCGATCCAGCATCTGCTCTGGAGAGAATCCTTCTGATTACTGTGAACAATAGGAATACCCAGAGCAAGATCACGTGGGGGATGTGGGACTACACGGGAACGAATCTCGGTGGTGTTGAATATCGCTCGTTCAACGGTGATGAGCGTGCACTACTGATCGACTTTATCAGTTGGTGGCAACAGAACTATCCGGATGGTGTGACTGGGTGGAACAGCTCGCTGTTTGACTGTACGTACTTGTACAACCGTCTGTGTCGTGTGGTGGGCGACAAGTTTGCATCCAAGCTCAGTCCATGGGGCTACGTTTATCAACGTGAGATTGATCTTGGCGGTCGGACGGCGATCAAGACATATATCGCAGGGATTGCATCACTCGACTATCTCGACCTATACAAAAAGTTTACGTACTCAGCGCAGGAGAGTTACAAGCTAGATCACATTGCGTACGTCGAGCTCGGCGAACGGAAACTAGAGAATCCTGGATCAACATTCAAGGAGTTCTACGACAAGCACTGGAACACATTCGTCGAATACAACATCCACGACGTCACACTAGTGGACCGCTTGGACGACAAGATGAAGTTACTCGACCTGGCATTCACTCTTGCGTATGCAGCGAAGGTTAACTACGAGGATGTGTTCAGCCCAGTAAAGACGTGGGATGTGATCATTTACAACTACCTCAACGAACGTGGAATAGTGATTCCGCAACGAAGGGATAGTACAAAGACACAACCGTACGAGGGAGCGTATGTCAAGAATCCTATGATCGGCCGTCATCGGTGGTGTTGTTCGTTTGACTTGAATTCCCTGTACCCGCACCTGATCATGCAGTACAATATGAGTCCGGAAACGATTACAGACTTCCGGGTCGAGACTTCCGTTGACAAGCTCCTAGCTCAGGAGATCGATCTGACAGAGGTATACGAACAGGATTTGTCGATGGCTGCGAATGGGTGGTGTTTCCGGAAGGACAAAAAAGGTCTACTTCCGACGCTGATGCAGTTGTATTATGACAAGCGTGTGATCTACAAGAAGGAGATGCTCAAGGCAAAGCAAGAGTATGCAAACACAGGAGAGCAGAAGTGGGCTAAAGAGGTCAGTCGACTAAACAATCTCCAGATGGCAGTGAAGATTCTACTGAATAGTGCTTATGGCGCGTTGGGAAATGCTGGATTCCGATACTTTGATGTTCGGATTGCAGAAGGAATCACAATTGGCGGACAACTGTCTATCCGCTGGATTGCCGAGCGGTTGAACAAGTACTTCGACAAAATTCTAGGAACATCGGGTGTTGATAGGATTGTTCTGATCGACACAGATTCAGTCGTACTAACATTGAATGATCTAGTTGTCAAGGTGTATGGAGCTGATGGTCAAGTCGATATGCCAGCCAGTAAGGTGATTGAGTTCATGGACAAGGTTGCCGAGCAGAAGATCCAACCGTTTCTAGATAAGTCATACCAAGACCTTGCGGACTACATGAATGCTTACGAGCAGAAGATGCACATGAAACGAGAAAATCTCGTAGATGTGATGATCAGCGTATCGAAGAAGCGTTATGTCATGTCCGTGCACAACAGCGAAGGCGTCCAGTACAAAGAGCCCCAACTGAAGATCATGGGCCTGCAGATGGTTAAGTCGTCAACGCCAGCGGTTGTTCGCGACAAGCTGAAGCAATCGCTGCGACCAATCTTGTATGGGTCGGAGAGTGACATTCAACGGTATGTGTCTGATTTTCAAGAGGAGTTTAAGAAACTGTTGCCGGAGGAAATTGCATTTCCAAGATCAATCAGTGACGTCAAGAAGTATGAGAACTCAGCATCGATCTACAACAAAGCAACGCCGATCCACGTGCGCGGCGCGCTGATGTACAATCATCTAATCAAGCAGAAGCAACTAACACACAAATATCAACTGATTCGGGAGGGCGATAAGATCAAATTCTTGTACCTCAAGATGCCTAATCCAATCAGAGAGAACTGCATCTCGTTTGTCGACAAGATTCCACCGGAATTTGATTTGACTGGATACATTGACTATGATACAATGTATGAAAAGGCGTTCACAAGTGCCGTACAAGACATTCTTGATGGTATTGGGTGGCGCTCGCAGCCAATCGCCACGCTGGAGGATTGGTTCCAATAAATACTGGACGAGGGGTAGTTCCCCTCGTTAAAACACTCAACAACCAAAAAGGATACAACTATGAGCGATCTCCTTAACAGGATCAAAAAAGCCGGCGCTATCAAAACCGCCGCCGTTCTCAGCGAATCGTCGCTGTTCAACGCCAAAGACGTCATCCAAACAGACGTACCCGCACTCAACGTTTCACTGTCAGGATCATTGGATGGTGGTCTTACACCAGGTCTAACGATTCTTGCAGGCCCAAGCAAACACTTCAAGTCAATGTTCGGACTGATATTTGTCCGTGCATACATGAACAAATATCCCAATGCCGTGTGCTTGTTCATGGATTCCGAATTCGGAATTACGCCCGAATACATTCGAACAGTAGGGATCGATACTGAGCGAGTTCTCCATGTACCGATCGAACACATTGAACAGTTGAAGTTTGACCTCGTCAAGCGACTGGAAGAAATCAAGCGCGGCGATAAGGTTATCATCTTCATTGACTCGATCGGCAACCTTGCATCGAAGAAAGAAGTTGAGGATGCGCTGGAAGAGAAGTCTGTTGCGGATATGACACGCGCAAAGACTCTGAAAGGGCTATTCCGAATCATCACTCCTCACTTCACGACTAAGGATCTTCCCTGCATTGTAATCAACCACACGTACCAAGAGCAGGCATTGTATCCAAAGACAATTATGTCAGGTGGTACAGGTCCGATGTACAGTGCTAACACCGTATTCTTCATTGGCAAGCAACAGGAGAAGGATGGGACAGACCTCTTGGGTTGGAATTTCATTATCAACGTCGAGAAGTCGCGCTACGTCAAAGAAAAGTCCAAAATCCCCATCACCGTTAAGTTTGACGGTGGGTTGTCCCGTTGGTCAGGTCTCCTCGAAATGGCGCTCGAGGCTAAGTGTGTTGTCAAGCCGTCCAATGGTTGGTACAGTCGTGTCGATGTGACGACCGGAGAGGTGGAGACACGGAAGTGGCGCTTGAAGGAAACCGAGAGCAAGGAGTTCTGGCTTCCCGTGCTAACCTCCAAAGCATTCCAAATTTGGGTGAAGAACAACTACCAAGTCACTCATGGTCAGCTAATCACGGACGAGGAGATCGACGCTGAATACGAGGCAGTAGAGTGAAGGATTATAAGATCGTTGATGATGTTGTATCATTTGAACATGGGCCGTACCGAGGACTTTCTATACGGTACGGCCGCGTCGAACTGATACCTGAACCCGACCATCTTCGCCTAGCGTTTGAGTACGACGTTGTCGGAGGGGATGTGTCGATGTATAATCCAGATCCATTACACCGATATCTTGGTGAGGTTTTGCACGAGATGATTGAGGAGCAACGGGCTTCGCGACAACTTGTTTACTATGGGGGCGTTGATGAGGATCGAAAGTAAGATTCTAGCGAATCTGATACACAATGAGGAGTTCTGTCGCAAGGCGCTACCGTTTATCGTTGGAGATTACTTCAGTGATAAGCTGGAGAAGGTTGTGTTCGAGGAGATCCACAAGTTCTTCGAATCGTACAAGAAGCTCCCAACGCAAGATATCATCAACATTGAGCTAGCTAACAGACGTGATATCACTGACAAGGAGCTTAGCGAGTGTACTCGTCTTGTCACGAATCTCCACCCCGACAGAACAAACCTTGATTGGATCTTAGCGAAGACGGAGCAGTTCTGTAAGGATCGAGCTGTCTATAATGCAATCCTTCGATCAATCAAGATCATCGAGGGTAAAGATCAACACACTACCGCTGAGGGGATTCCAAAGATTCTCCAAGACGCTCTAGGTGTTTCATTTGACCAAAACGTAGGCCACGATTACGTCAACGATGCGGAAGCACGATTCGACTTCTATCATCGGGTCGAAGAGAAGCTGTCGTTTGATCTTGAGATGATGAACAAGATCACAGGTGGAGGGTTGAATCGGAAAACACTGAATGTTATCCTAGCAGGACCAAAGGCCGGCAAATCGTTGTTCATGTGTCACGTCGCAGCTTCTGTGTTGATGCAACAACGGAACGTTTTGTATATCACACTAGAGTTGGCAGAGGAGCGTGTTGCAGAGCGGATTGACGCTAATCTGATGGACGTCACTCTTGCTGAGTTGAAGACTCTTGATAAACAATCGTTCGACACGAAGGTTCAAAAGATTGCTAAGAAGACTCGAGGTCGATTGGTGATCAAGGAGTATCCGACAACATCTGCTCACGTCGGACACTTCCGGGCACTACTCGAGCAATTGAGCACCAAACAAGACTTCCGACCAGACCTAATCATCATCGACTACTTGAATATATGTTCTAGTGCTCGGATGAAGATGGGTGTTGCAAATTCGTACACATACGTCAAGTCGATCGCAGAAGAGATTCGAGGCCTGGCTGTTGAATACAATGTTCCAATTCTCTCAGCGACGCAGACAAACCGAGAGGGTTTCAACAATAGTGATGTGGAGCTCACGAATACATCAGAGTCGTTCGGTGTACCTGCAACCGTTGACCTGATGTTCGCATTGATTCGATCCGAGGAGCTTGATCAACTCAACCAGGTGATGATCAAGCAGTTGGCAAGTCGGTATGGCGATCCAACAGTCTATAAACGTTTTGTTCTGGGAATCAATCGAGCCAAGATGCAGTTGTATGATGTTGAAGACTCAGCACAGGATGGAATCGTCGACAGCGGTCAGGATGTAGAAGATACGCCTGTGTTTGATAAGAGCACGTTTGGTCGACGACAACGACGTGAAGGTGGTTACGACAGCTTCAAATTCTAATCAAGAGTCCCGTATAAAAGCGGGACTCTTTGTTTGATAAATACTCTGATATAGTTACGGAGTATTCTATGCTTTCATTCCTAGAACACATGATTTTGGCTGAAGCCCAGCAGGCTGGTACGATTAAGGGATCGGGAGCTGAGGCTGAGCGACACAAAGGCAAATATCTCGATCCTCATATCAACAAGGGATTTACACATACCACGGCGCGTGCTCACGGCAACATCCCTGCAGGGTCTAAGGTTCAACTCCATCAGATTGTTCACCGGCCGACTGGATACCACGCTGTTGTCTCAAGCGAGGATGGACAGCACTCCGAGATGCCTGTTTCAAAATTACATAAGCCCGTAGCAAAAACTCAAAACCGTGGCCACGACTTTGAGAACGCATTTATCAATCACCTCAAACACCACGGGCTAATGCGTGCCGAAGCTTCCGGAGCGGGATCTTCAGCGGGCACCGACTTCCACGTAATCAATAAGCGCAACAACACAGAACATCAAGGTAAAGTTCAATCACACGGCGCTACGGAATTAAACGGCGAGACTAAGCAGGATCATACAGCTGCCATGGGCCAGCTCACAATTCGTCACGATCCAAAGAAGGGTGGCTGGCACATTCCTGATGAGGCCCGCGCAAAGCGCCCCAAGTATGCTGCGGAGATCGAAAAGGCAGGAATTATCGACCACATGAATAAACACCACCCCGATCCGAATAAGACGGAAACTACCGAGTCGGGTCGCGCTAAGTCGATTGTGATGAAACACCATAACATGGATCCGGGTAAGGCTTACTT